CCAGAATCTCAAGGTTGGAGATTTTGTAATTGGAGATCCCGGTAATAAATCACAGTACCTTCGGGCTATAAATGATGACCAGCTCCAGATCGTACTAGGCTCGTTCCTGGGAGATGGAAATCTTCAAGAATACGCCAACAACTCCTATCGACTTCGCGTCCTGCATGGTGCTCGCCAGGAAAACTATGCAAGGTGGAAGGCGGAGATGTTCGGGGTAGAATGTGTATTTATTCCAGAACAGGGCAAGTACAAGAAGCCGGGATGGTGGTTCGCGACAAAGGGTTTCGGAATTCCGAACTGTTCTTTCCCGAAGAATCAGAAAAACAGCTGTCCACAGTGGGTTATCGACAAGATAGACTGGAGAGGCGTCGCCATATGGTTCATGGACGACGGAAGTAATAATGCCAAAACCAAGCGCCACATAACCTTGCACACAAATTCTTTTGATGAAGATTCGGTAGATAGGCTGGTTGCGAAGTTAATCAGCATGGGAGTCGCGTGCAAAAAAGCCATGGTATCTGGCAAGTATTTTGTCATAAAGATAAACAAGGAAGGGTCGGATGTTTTCCTTGATAAGGTTGCACCATACCTGCACTCAGATCTGCACTACAAGACTGACATCGTATGCGACACAGCTGATCTATATTCGTGGGATCCGCAGTTTAAGCCGTATTCGTACAACGTGGTATCGGCTTTCAAGGATCTAAGCCGCAAGGAAGCCGTTTACGACATAGAGATCAAAGATAATCACAACTTTATCGTTACGGGTCGCAATAGCAGCCAGCTGCAAGACGGAGGCATTCAGGCCAAGAACTGCCAGGACATGACCCGCAGCGCTATAGAAAACACGCTAAAGGTTTTGACTGCAACTCCGTACGGTGCCCCGACCAAGGGCGTACAGGTATTCTTCGGCACTCCTAAGCACTCCGGGTCCTTTTTCTGGACTATGTGGGAGGACTCGGATCAGCGTTTTTACCAGCTACGATGCAAGCACTGCGATCACTACTTTTTCCTGTATAATCTAGAAAATGATGACTGGAACGAGATCTGGGTCAAAGAAAATCTGATCAAGTGCCCATCATGCCTAAAGACGCAGGACAAGCGCGAGGCGGTAGACCTGGGTCGCTGGATATCAACCCGTCCGACTAACGCAAAGGGCGAGCCACAGAAGTATATAGGCTATCACTTTAACATGATACTCAGCCCGCTGTTCACAAAGGAAAACGTTCTCGAGTACTGGCCGCAGCACAACAAGAATGCATCGGAGCGAGCATGGCGGAATGAGACAAAGGGGCAGTTCTATTCAGCTAGCGAGGTTCCGATTACCCTTGAGGAGATCTATGCCACCGCTCTTGACGAGTCCAGAGGTGTAGCGAAAAGCATAACAAACCCAGCGGGAAAGAGTTTTTTTCTTGGCATGGACTGGGGCGAGAAAGTAGAGTCGGATGCAGACCTAGAAGTGAAGCGCGGCAAGTCGTTTACCTGTGCAGTTATAATGTCGGTTGATCACACGGGTGTGCTGACCGTAGAGAATGCCGTAAGGCTAAAGAAGAACGATCCTGACTACAAAATGAATGTTGTTCGCAAGCTAATAGCTGATTTTCACATAGATCAGTCGGCGGCCGACTTTTACTATGGCAACGATTTCGTTCGACTAGTGCAGCATAATGAGGGACTTAAGGATAAATTCCTTGGCTGTACAAACCTGAGCAACTCCAAGCGGGCTTTCTCTTACGACGAAAAAGACCTAATGGTAGGCGTAAACAAGGATCAGGTACTTGATGAGATATATGCGCTGCTCAAGCGCGGTCGAATCAAGATTCCGGCAAAGGGGGATAGCCTTGAGCTCCTGGGCTGGCTCGTAGACCACATCACTTCAATGGAAACCCACACAAAGACGAAAGACGGCATAGTGCTCAAAACGTACAAAAAGGGGGTTATCCAGAATGACGGATTAATGGCACTGATGTATGCTTATACAGCTTACAAGTTCATGGTAACTCGCAAATTTACCGAGCGAAGTACCGAGGGTGTAAATAAAAAGAAGCAGGATGACGCAGTCGTTCCCATCGTTGGCTATATCCCGAGAATGCGCTGAGGTAGAACATGGCAGATAATCACAACAAATGGGGAACTGTTGACTGGCAAGCTCCTCCCGAACCGCTCGCTCTTGCATCCCGACCTGATGGCAAGACGCCTTATCGGCCCCCGGCCTACTCTAACGTCTCGGTCCCCGAGCGTACCCGTGAACTTGCTATTAGCGAGGCCGCGCTGCGGTCCCTTGGACCTGAGCGCCGCGCCCAGGTTGAAGAAGAGATCTTGAAAAAGAGCGCCGCCGGCGGCGATTCCCGGATTGCCCTTGGGACTGCTGTTGCCGCGGGTAGACAGAGCCTTATCAAGACCGCCGCCGCTTCGGAGCTAGGCGGCCAACTGCACATCGCAGGTCGTGGCAACACGACCAATATGATGCCAAACCTGTACTCGCCGCTATTTCTGACGGCAAATCTGCAGCTGCCGCGTGATCGCATCACGGCAAATGCATGGAATCGTGCGTTTTACGAGACCAACCCCCTGGTTCGCAACGCTATAAATCTACACGCAACTTATCCAATCAGCAAGATGACTATCAAGTGCAAGGATAAGAAGATCGAGAGAAAATATCTCGAGATGGCAAAACGGGTTGATTTGTTCAACGTGGTACAGCAGGTGGCGCTAGAGTACTGGATGATTGGGGAGGTCTTTCCATACGCCGAGTATGACGAGACTCGCAACATGTGGTCGAAGGTATACTGCCACAATCCTGACTATGTAGTTGTCAAGCGCACGCCCGTGCCTGGTGAATCCATCATTGCGCTCAAGCCAGATCCCAAGCTGCTGCAGATTGTCCAATCAAACGACCCCGTTCACCGCGCTTATCGCGACAAAATGGATCCGGGCCTACTAGATGCAATTGCTCGCAATGAGTACATTCCGCTCGACAACTTTAACATCAGCCATCTGAAGAACGAGTCAACTGCGTATAATACGCACGGCTCTTCTGTCATCGTTTCGGTATGGAAGGATCTCGTTCTATGGGATCTTTTCCGCGAGAATAAGTTTATCCAGGCCGACGCAATGGTAAATCCGATGACCCTGGTAAAGGTTGGTGCATCAAATGCCGATGGCCACTATCCGCGCCAGGAAGAGCTCGCCGCCATGCGAGATGTGTTTGAGCACGCTCAGTATGATAAGGATTTCAAGGTATTTACTCATCCCGACGTTACGATTGAGCGAGTTGGCTTCAATGGCGGCATTCTTGACATTTCCGCCGACCTGAACTTTATCCTGGATAACATCTTCATCGGCCTAATGGTACCAAAGGCAGTTATTACGCAGGAAGGCGCTTCGTATGCGTCGGCTTCTGTAGCACTAGATGTCATTAGACAGAGGTACAACAACTTCCGCACGAAGATGACCAACTGGCTCGTAAACAAGATCTTTGCTCCGATGGCAGAGGCTAATGATTTCTATGAGACAATCGACGGCCAGAAGCACCTGGTACTGCCCGATGTAGAGTGGAATCAAATGACCCTGTACGATGTCGATACGTACATCGGACACCTGCTCAACCTTATAGATAAAACGCCTCCTACTACTCCCGTGGGCGTTAGCCGTGGCACCGTGTATCGCAGTCTCGGGCTGGACTTCCAGGATGAGCTAGCCAATCAGCGCAAAGAGACCATCCAGATGGCTATTCTCGCAAAAGAAATGGCAGCAATTGCAAAGATGTCGCTTTCTGAGTTGCGTACGCTTGATCCAGATGCGCCCATTATAGAGAAGGACGAAGCACCGCTCCCAGGAGTAGGGGCAGAGACGGGGGCAGAAGCAGGCGCGCCCCCTGACATGGGCGCCGGCCTGCCGCCGGACATGGGCGCTGGCCCGCCACCTGGTGGAGCGGAGCCTCCGCTACCGCCGATGTAACGCATGAATATCAAATCTGATATAGCTGCCTATGGAAAAGGGGATCGAGCCGCAGAAATGCGGCTTGCCGCTTTTGTCCGTCAGTGCGAGTCTCGCCAGGACATGGTCGGACTAGAGATCTTGTCTGAGGCCGAAGGCAGGATTGGAGAGATGGCTCTGCGCGCAACAGCCAGTGTGCGAGCGGCGCTAGATAGCGGCAAAAAGGCCTCCGCAGCCAAACGCAAGTTGCGCGATAACTTGGCGCAAGTCGACAGACTAGGCTTTAATACCGATATCGCCAAAGAAGATCGCAGGTGGGTGCCTCTACTACGCGAGGCGGCCCAGCTAAGGTGGTCAATAAAGCCGGATCAGGAAATGTATAATATTGATCTAGAGATAAGGAATAAGATACGCAGAGCCGCGCAACTTGGTGTTAAAATATGAAGACTCAGGTTCAAAAAGTAATGGAGCGACTTGAAGAATGGGGGAAGCCAATTGTCAATCGCATGCAGCAGGCTGTGTCAGAGACCGCTCTTCCCGATACACACGACGAGGACCATGATCACGATCATGGCGATGAACCGGCAGATACCGCCAAGAAGCTGCCGGCCGGTGCTCGGCCGCCTCGGGTAACATCTGGGTTCGGCACGAGAGTCGACCCTATTGACGGGGTCAAGCGCTTCCACTATGGCGTTGATATCGGTGCAGGCAAGGGTCCCACATATGCCGCCGTAGATGGGTATATTTTGTCTGCAGGACCAGCCGGTACTGCA